TATTCTACCTACTTGCGACATAATTTACTCCTGTGCAAGTATTTATCGGGTTATTTGTCGAAGTTATGTACTACAGTTACAGGCTTAGCAAGATCAACTGGACTTGTAAACTTAATATACCAACCGTCTGCATACGGTGAATTAGGTCCTGTTAAATTACCTGCTGAACTTTGTTCTAATGTATAGTTTGTTGTAGGTAGTTGAACAACGTTCTCAACTAATACAATTACATGTTCTGCTGCTTCTGGTTGTACATAATCCGGATCGCCACTGTTAAGTATGCCAAACACCGTTTCGGTTGCATCGCCGTTACCTAAGTTTTGCCATACAATGCCTGGATTTGTGTTTGGTTCTTTATAGCGTAAACGTCTCCACTCACTGTCATTGTATGCTTCTAAGCCAATCTCAACTCCGCCTGTATCTAATGATGTATTATAGCGAATGTGCCCGTTATTAGGTGTAGCTGGGCGTTGTGCTGTTGTACCTTTAGGCACAAGCATACTATTTGTTGAGTCAACAATTACTTGATCGTCAATATCATACTTAACACCTTTTCCGTAGATGTTGCGTAGATTAGTGTTTTGTGCCTTAAGTAATCTCATTTATAATACCTTCATATAGCTCACTGTACATGCTAGTCTTCCTGTACCGCCTACACTTGCTTCACCGTTTATTACAACACTGTCGCCGCCTTCTAAAATTACACGCTCAGTGTCAAACGTAAATGTTTCGCCAGCTGGTAAAGACAGTCTGCGAACTACACTAGTAGTAGCATCTGCATATGCTCCTGTACTAGGAACTAGATGTAAATCAAATGCACAAGTTTCGTTTTCTGGATTTGCAGCAGTAGGATTGTAAGTGTTACAGACAAGAATATTTGTAATTGCCCATTGCTCACCTACTGGTACTGTTAACATTGTATACCTAAAGTTATTAGGTGCATTTGCTACGTTATCTATAATTGCTTGATTTACTATTGCCATTTTATTTCCTTAAAAAATCATACTATACAAAAGTGCTCTGTTTCTACTTACTAGTTCATCTCTTTGTGAATTTTCATTAACAAAAAAGAGTCCAGAACCTCCAGCATTACTGGTATTTGCAAAAACTGTAACACCTTCATCAGGTACAGGAATATTATCAGGTGTAGTTTGATCACCTTCGTGACCTAATCTTTGTATTCTAAAATTATCTTCAATAACAACTTGACCTGTACCCATTGCTCCGAGTATCAAATCGTTACCGCTTGTTTCTGTTGTTTTTAACTCAACGCCTCGTCCAGTTAAAGACTCTATTCTTAAACCATACAAGTCAGCATAGTCGCCAAACACTTCAACTACATCAACGTCATCGATAGTAGCTACTATACGACTAGGTGTGCCAGTTTGCGAATCATCAAATGTTTCAAGTTTTGTTAAATTACCAATTGGGCCTTCTTGTATCCTGCTTGGTACTGTTACGTTAAAGAAGTTTGTAATTGAATCATCAACATATTTTTTATTCGGAATATCATCATCGTCAGTTACTCGTAACTCGTAGTCGTTTGCGCCGTCAATAGATATTTTTGCACTAGCATTATTACTATCAATATAAAATGCAAAAGGATTACCGCTTGTCGTAATACTAACAGTTTCAATACCTAATATATTTCCTGACGTATCTCTACCAGACCAACCACCGCTTCTAGTAGTTCCTGGTACAGTAGTATCAGTCCAATCAATTGCATCAACAAATAACCATCTACCGTTAACGTCAGTTCCTCTTTCTACTTCGATACCAGCTTGACCGCCTCTAGTGATGCCGCTTGCTGTTTCACCTTGATTTAATATTATAATATTATCTTCAATGGTCATGTTAGTAGTTTCAACTACTGTAGATTGGCCTTGTACTACTAAATCACCAGTAATAACAACATCTCCAATCTCATTGCCTGTATCAAGAGTTATTCTTCCTCCTGATTCTGTAGAGATTTTGTAATCACCGCCAATTTTTAAAAACTTTGTTGACATTTAAATATCCCTTAGCAAAACAATAGATTGTGTTGAATCATGATCAAGTTCCCACTTATAATTATTATTCTTAAAATCTATCATTATATCATTTATTACTTTCTTTATAAAAACACTAGAACACATCTTTAAACAAATTGCATATAACGACATTTCGTTATCTTTTAATTCATCTGTATCTTTAGATACTAATGTACATATTCCAATGTTTCCGTTGTTATCTTTAACCTTAAACGTATTATCGGAAAGTTGCTCTAAAACAGACCCAAATGGATCTGCCTTAGAGTTTCCTATCTTAACCGAAACGATCAAATCTTTTAGATTTTTTAAAAAATTCCAAAAAACATTAATTGGTCGTTCCATTACATCAGTCCTTATGCGTCTGCTGTGAAATCGTCATCATCAGTGTTGGAGACATCATCTTCACCAGCTTCTTCAACTTGTGCTGCACCATCTGTAGTACTTGTACTAAAGTTCCATGGCACTGACTTTCCGTCATATGCGTTTGCGCCTGTAGCACTTGGAGCAACTAGTGTTACTTTACGTCCAGAAATTTTACTTACTGTGTATGTTTCTGCATCATCCATTTTGAATGAAATAGCCATTTCACCTGCTGTTAGTGCTGCTGGTAATTTGCCAGTTGTTAGCACACAAGTATGTAATGTATCTAACGTACCTGTTTCTGAACATACGAATCTTTTAGATCCTTTTTGCTTTACAATGAAGCCTTCTTTAACGCCTGCTCCGTCGTGAAAGTTAACTTTGATTTCATCTCCTGCACCAGGACCTGTAGTAGCATCTGCAAAAAATCTCTTGTTTAGTGGTCTTCCCATTTTTTTTCTCCTATAAAAAGTAGTCCAATGCCCGTTCTATGAGCTACGCTGTGGGTACAGCATAAGTCCGCCTTGCGGCACACTATTTGACATTAGTATTTATCAAAGGGTTAACAGAAAAGAAAAAGAAAAAAGGCCTACCGCATTAGTGGGTAGACCTTTTAATAATAAAGTGATAGGTTGGGATTAATGATTACCAACAACTCCTCAGCAACTCATTTCTAAGTTCGGAGAGCCTAACATCGGAAAGTTACTTCCAAAATACGCATCTTTGTATCTCTACACTCATGCGCTCCTACTACAGGTGCTAGCCAAGTTTACAACGCTGCGGTTGCTTATTCCTTGCACTATCTAATCTAAACCGTCGTCTAGCTTATGTACTTAATATAACATCATTATAAACAATGTCAACCACTTTTTTAAAAAAAGTCAAAAAAATAGGCCCCGAAGGGCCTATTCTAGTTTAATAAATTAAACTTAGCTGAAGCTTACTGCACCGTTAGTAATGTCAACTTTACCTAAGTAATCAGCTGCGTTACCAAGCGATGATGCTGTGTTGTTTAGTTCCACATAACCATAACGTGTCATGAATGATACAGTTGGTTCAAATGTATCTGGATCTAGTACAACGCCTGAGCTCATTAGTGGGATATATGGGCAATAGAACGCTGCTGCGTCTGATTCGCTTGATCCTTTGTAACCAATAAGTACTGGACTGTTGTCAGCTGCATATGTGTTTACATATACTTTCATTGCATTGTTCAATGTACCAACCATTTTAGTGTTAGTTGGTGCTTCGAATGTACCTTCTGTTGTTCTTGCGAACGCTGAAGTTGTAGCAGACTGTAGGATAGTTAGTGCGAATGGTGATACCACTGCCCAGTTACCTGCGCCTCTACGTGTACGCTGTGCAATCAAGTTACTTACGCGGTTGATTTGTACTGCTAATGCAGCATGCTCATCACCTACGAAAGTAGCTGTGCCACTTACTGCTGATTGGTCATAAGTTTCAGCAGCAGATCCTGCTAGTGAACCTAAAGAAGCTAATACTTCTTGATCAATTTCAGCTGTAATTTCTTGTGCTAGAGCAGCCATAATTTCTGCTTCAACATCAATACCATGCTGTGACTGTGCATCTTGAGCTGCCTCAAAGGTCCAACGTGCTGATAGCTTACGTGATTTAGCTTCAACAGTCTGCTTTAAGATCTGAATGCTCATTCTGTTGCCTGCCGCGCCTTCTAATGCGCTTGTGGCTGCTGCCCTGTCGTCTGCTGCGGCACCTGAGTAACCTTCAGCAATTTTGAATGGGCTTAGAGCCTCTTCGCCTGCTGTAGTATCAGTGTTGCCTGCTGATGTGTCATTCATAGTATCTGAATAACGTACACGTAGTGTGTGAATTTGTCCAACTGGACCAGTCATTGGTTGTACACCAACTAATTCGTTAGCAATAACTGTTGGCATAACACGTCTGATAACTGGTAGGATTACACGGTTAAGTGTAGCTACGTTACCTGCAGATGTTGCGCCGGCTGTTGCACTCTCAGATAAATATCTGCGAGTATTTTCTAGGGTTGTTTCCATTACAGCTTTCTTGGTGCCTTGCAGGCCTTCAAGAAGTGCAGTTTTGGTGTCTACCCAGCGTGATTCTAGTAGTTCTGACATCATAATCTCCTTAATTTAATCCAGCAAGACGGCGTAT